AGAACATCTTCCGCAATCGGTAGAATAATCGCAATCGGCTCGGCGACAATCTTTTTCTTCGCCCACTTCGCATCACCTGTGGCTTTTAATCCAGGAACACCCTCATCGGGCGTGTAAGTCCCGTCAGCGTCAGCTCCGTAGGTTAGATCGTCATAAACAACACCGCTGGTGAACTGTGCATCAACTAGGCTGTCAAGAACCGTCATCTCTGCTGTCCTGCTGGACATATCGGGGAGCCTTTGGAATTGGCTCAACGCTACGCTTTCCTCTGCAACACCGTCAATAATCTCTTTGAGAGTTTGAACTGGAATCAATGGGAGAGCATCTTTTTCTGAAATCATCTTAGACATAATTTACCTCATTCCTCGTAAAATCTTGTTCATATCGACTGTTTCGCCTGTAGCACCCTCTGGGGTTCTGCCCTTTAGCTTCGAGTCGACCTCTGCCTGCACCGCTTCTCTGAATGCGGTTTCAAACAGCTTTATCTTTTCGAGCGTATCCTCTGCGGTTTCGCCCAATAAAATCTTGGCAAAGCCGACTGGAAGTTTCCGCTTATTCAGCTCGTCGACCGCTTCGAGTTGCAACTCTCTAACGGTCAATTCCTTGTCTTTCTTCGCCAACTCATCGGCTCGTTTCTTGTCTTCCTCGGCTTTCTTCTCGTCTGCCGAGAGCTTGGCTAAACGCTCCGCTTCCGTTTTCGCTTCTTCCAACTTGCCTGTCCATTCCTTCTCCCACTTGCTTTTAGCGGTGTTCAAGGCTTCCTGCACACGCTTGTCGGCTTCGCTCTGGAGTCTTTTATCAAACTCCTCTTGGGTAAATGTCAGTCCCTCTTGGTTCTTTTCAGCCCCTTTAGTTACTTCTTCTGGCATACTATACGCTCCACTTCTTTAATGTCCTCAAGCCTATCTACAGCTTGGGTCCGTTCGACCTGTACAAAATGTACTGGATATTTCATAGAGAGGAACCGAGTAATCTCAATATCCTCCCAAACCTCGCCTTCCCCGAACCGTCTTAATTCCGCTCCGTTGAAAGCATATATCCCAATATGCTGATAAACCTCTCGGCTCATCGCTTGTTGGTCTGGTATTACTTTAACACAATTCTTGTTATTGTCAAGGTTGGCTATTCCTGTCACGACCTTATCGGGGTTCGCAATCTTCGCCTCTACAATCGCCCGAACGGTATCCTCGCTGATGAGCGGTTCATCGCCCTGAACATTTACATAGATATCCGCTTCGATACTCTCGGCGACCTCGACCAATCTATCGGTTCCACAGCTCGCCTCTCTCTGCGTCACAAAAACATCATAGCCTGCCCTCGTCACGACCTCGGCAATCGGAACATTCGGGGTCGCTACAATTTTCTCATAGCTCGGTAATGCATCTAACACCCTAAGCACCATCTCCCGACCTGCTATTTTATACAGCGGTTTATTCGGAAACCTCGTGCTTTCTAATCTAGCGGGTACGACAACTAACACTCTCATCTATAATCCCCTTCAACACGCTATCGAAAATCAGCCTGTTATCTCGCCTTTGTAGCACCTTCAAAAAGTGCAACTGAGCGTCAACGTCATGCCACCGCTCGTTCACCTTATCCGCCCTCTCTCCCTCCCGAATGTCACCATATCCCTTGTAGACCCCCGAGCGGTAGAAATCGAACCCTAGAACATGCAAGCTCTTCAACTGGCTCTGCAAAAGGTGAGCAATCGCACTCACGCCTGTGTTCGGTGCAAGCCTGCCGACCTCTTTACGAACCTTGAAGAAAAACTCATGGTCCATCGCTGTCCATTTACGACCCTGCAAGAACGGTCCCACCGCCCTAATTCTACTGCTCCTCGACTCATGCCTTGAAACAACCCATTCACAATCCCAACTCTCGACCTCCTCCTGCGTCACCGTCAGCTTGCCTTCCGCATTGTGGTTTCTCCTCGACAGAATATGATATAACACCGTTGTCCTAGAGCCATAATCCTCGGGCAGCGCAATCGGCAAAGCGTGGTTGACTCTAACAATTACATCAAAGCTGTCGATATATTCCCCTAACCCCTGCCCGACCATATAGCCTGCTGGACCCACGATTACCACATTCTTCCCGACAAGCTCGTCTAAATATTCAGACTCGCCCCACATTCCGAAAGGCAAACCCTTCCGCATTTGGCGTTCTGCTAATGTCCCGATGATTTCAGCCATGTCATCAGCTCCTCAAATTGGTCAAAAGTTATGCTCTGTGCCGAGTCGGTCAAAGCCATCTCGGGGTTGTCGTGGACCTCTATCAAAAGCCCATCAGCCCCTGCACTTATCGCTCCCTTCGCAACAGGCACGACCAAATCCCTCCGCCCTACTGCGTGAGAGGGGTCAGCAATTATCGGAAGGTCGCACAACTGCTTCACCGCTGGAATACACGACAAATCAAAGGTGTTCCTCGTGTAATTCTCAAAGGTCCTTATCCCCCGCTCGCATAAAATCACATTCTCGTTGCCTTCGCAAATGATATAATCGGCGTACATCACGAACTCATCAATCGTCGTCGCCATTCCCCTTTTCAGAATTACAGGCTTATCCTGTCTGCCGAACTCTCGGAGCAGCTCACTTGCGGTCTGGTTCCTCGTGCCAATCTGGAATATGTCCACATAATCGTAAAGGACCTCTATCTGCTTAGGGCTCATCGCTTCCGACACAAAGGGTAGTCCCGTAACCCTCTTGGCTTCCACCACGAACTCTAAACCCTCCACCCCTAGTCCGTTGAACCTGTGGGGGCTGGAACGGGGCTTAAATAACCCTCCTCGCAAGTGGGTTGCTCCTTGCTGTTTTACAAACTTGGCAATCTCAATAAAGTTCTCACCCTCTACCGAACAGGGCCCTGCTATAATCATTTTTCCACCTTTACCCTTCCTGCAACAATATCAACACGCTTTTTGATTTCTTCCCAATCCAACACACCATTTTTTGTAGGAACCCCAATTGCTAAGTCGTCAATATATGCGTGAGCAAACGCTTTAGCACTTGTTGTCCATACGCTTTGGGTAGGATTTTCGTTAACACCAAAGAACTTAACACCATTCTTTGTGCAGTATGCTAGAGCCTCCTCTAGATATTCGCAACTTCGCATTGTCCATAATATCAACTTGTATCCCTTAGCTTGCCATTCTTTCATTGTTTCAATCGCTAGCGGGATTGGCTTGCCAATGTAGGGAAAATTATGCTCAACGATCGTTCCGTCAAAGTCTATTGCTATAATCATTGTTTCTCCTTCGCCCACTCTTGGTAGGTTCTATACTCTCTAATTCCACCCTTCTCCCTGCGGAGCTCGGGCATCTCATCAATGACATAAATATAGGTGCACCGACAATTTATATTCTGGTCGTAGTTGTCAAGAAGTCCAGGGGCTTCCCCCCTCGAACCATCGGGCAAAGTGAAAATCCCTTCATCGTCTGCTTCAACCCCATCCATCATTTGGTGGTCGGGTCGGGTTCGTGAGTCCAATGTCGACACCCACACCTTCTTGCCCTTCACCCCTTTGCTCTCGGCATATTCGGTGCTGTCTAGCTGTGCTATGCTCTGAACCTTATGAGCTTCGGTTCTCACAATCCGCAAAGCATAACGATTAACGTTGCCCTCCAGGGTTCCCTGTAGCTGTTTAGCCATATCTCGGTAACTGTCGCCCCGAATTAACCCTCTAGTAACGGTCTGGTTCACTTGGTCGATTACATAATTCCTGTTGGTCTTTAAGGCGTCTATAACCTTACGTCCATTGACTGGGTTATTTATCGCTTCGACAATCGCCCTCTGCGGTGGCATCGCCCAGCTAAAATTGGCATTGTTCTCTAAAGCATAGCCTAAAATGTTATAAGCGTTGGTATAGACATCCTCTAGCCCCTTCTCCGCTATCCCCTCCAGCCTTTTATTAAGCTCAAAGATGATAACCTTCAACTCCGCCTGCAATTTCTCCAACCGTTTATACTTCGCCATCTCTTGGTAGGTCATTGGATATTTGGCATAAAACTCCGCCATAGTTGCTCTGATTTCCTTCAACGCTCCTGCGTACTCTTTGGCAATCTGTTTCTCTAGTTGAGGTGTTAGCTTGTCAACGAAACGCTGACCGTTTTGGTAGTCGACCTTAAAGCTCATCGGGCTCCTCAAAATCAGACAGCCTGAATGTTCCCTGTGCCCCTATCTTCTCCATCTCGTTGCTCGGGTCGTCTATGTACGGAATAATCGACAACAAGGTGTCGTCTGAAATTATCCCCTTGAGCATGCTCGCAATCTGCACTTGCTCAAGCTCATTCTGCGGTAGGTTGCGGTGGAACTGAATGTCAATCTCTCGCCAATCAAAGTCTCTCCCGCCTTTCATGCGGATTACATTGCATATAAGCTCAATCCTTCGCTGTAATGCCCTCTTAAACTTCCGCTCCTTCACGCTTGCGTTCCACTCTAGCCCTAGAAGTTTATACCTCAAAGCCACTCCGCTTGCGTTACCTGCAAAGCTCTCATCTGTGAGATTGGGAGTCTGCGAGAAACGGTGGATATCCTCTGCGAGCCTTCTCTTGAAGTTCTCGTGAGCACTATCTTGAACATCTTTCAACAGCCACTTAGCGTCACCTGCGTCATCTATCAACATAGTCCTCGACAGCTTCATGTTCTCGATGTCTTCGGGCTGTGTGCTCGATAGGTTCTTGAGCACCAAATAGGCGTCGCTAAAATACTCAAAGTCATTCGCTATATTCGACTGTGCGTTGTCATAAGCGTCAATCAACGTCAGCACTCGTTCGAAATCGCCAATCCTATCGTCGTTGTTTGGAAACTCAATTACAGGCACGTCGCCGATATAATGAAAATACCTCTCGACCTCTTTGCCTTTCTCATACTTTATAACCTCGTCTTTGGTGTAAACCTCAAGGTGCTCAACATTGTCCCTCTGCCACCTGCGGATCGCCCTCAACGGCTCGGGCGTTATCTTGTCGTCGTAAATCACGACCATATGCTCGGGCGAAACCTCGTCAAACCTTATCCTTGCGTCTTCGTCTAAATAGACAATCTCAAACGCAGTCCCCCCGATGCTCGCAAACCTCGCTAACACAATGTTCTCATCTTGCTCATCGTTGTAGAGGAATATATCTTGAAGCTCCTGCACGAACTCCTCGTTCAGCGAGGTGTACCTTACAGGCGAGCCGAGGAAATACCCTATGTTGACGTTCGTGATATAGCTCGGGAAGGCGTTCACGAGCTTATTGTTCGGTAGCGTCTTCTTCCCCCTCCTCCGCAAGATGTCATGCTCGCCACGATAATAGGCGAACAGCCTGCTAACCGCTTTCTTCGAGTTAAACTCGGCTAAATAATCGCTATAATTCATAATCCTAAAGCTCCTCTGTCTAGTGTCCTTATGGCATGTTTTCTTACAAGGTTACCAAGGGAATAGCGAAGTGCATCGATATAGTGGTTGTTCTTGTCTTCCAGAACTGGCATAACATCGCCCGTCAAACTGTTCACCTTGTAGCGGTATAGTTTCATTTCTTCAATCAGCCCTTCACAGCGAGGGTGAATTACAATCTTCTCAAAACCCTTCAGCAATTCAATCCCATCTTCAACTGACCCCTTGCCCTTCAAAGATGGTCGCATATTCGGAAACCCTTTCTTCCGCATATAGCTAATCGTTTCGGGTCGTGAACTATCTGCATAACTCACCCACCTACGCAAGGTGGGGATACGGTCGAACATCTCCGACAGCTCATCAATGTCTACCCCGACCCCCCCGACGCTCTGGTCGACCCAAAGGCGGTCGTCTTTTATGAAACATCTCACCGCAACGGTCGGGTCTTTCGCAAACCCCCAGTCGATACCATGGAAGAATTCAACATCATCGGGCGTCTTAAAATCGTCTACGATATAACGACCCTTGAACACGCAAGCGTCGCTAAACGCCCTCGGCTGCCCCTCCCATATCCACAAATATTTCTCATAATCGTTCGCTTTGTCGTGCTCTAAATCAGACCTTAACACCTCTGGGAAGAACTTATTATCGGCATAAGTCTGGAACAGTACAAAGGTGTCAGCTCTCGGGCTCTCGACCAACATTTTATAAATCGGGTCGTCTACCGAGTCGGTGTTGAAGTCAATATAGAACTTACTCCCCTCTGTCCTAACGGTCGGTATAAGCTTATCTAGGCTATCCTGTGGCACCTTGTCGGCTTCCGCTATCCAGCACCGAGTAATTCCCTCCATGCTCTTGATGGAGTCCACATTGTGACGGAGCCCCTTAAAGATAAACTCGCTACCATTCACGCTTTCAATTGAGGTTTTCTGTATGTTAAAATATTTATCCAGCCCCAAGAGTGCTATTTGTGAAACGATAACTTCATAAACCGACTCGCTTATTGAGTTCTGAAACTCCCTAGTGCAGAGTATACGGTGCTTCTCGGTAAGGCTCTCGGCTAACAATCCTCTAGCGATGTTCCAAGTCGCTCCCCTCCCCCGCCCACCGTAGCTTACGTTGAAGCGGTAGTGGTCACGAAAGAAAGGCTTGTACTGCTCGAAGATTGTTATTTCTGCCATTTGACTTTGACTGGTTCTCCGTCTGCACCGCTAACTTCGTGCTTGCTCTTGCTCCCCTCTGTTGCTTCTCGCATTTCTTTAAGCATAGACACGCTTGCGTTATCTCGTTTGGTGACTATGTCCTTGACTATAGCTTGGAAAAACTTCTCGCCCGACAGCGTTTTAAGCTCCCCTTCTATCTCAATGTCGTAGGAATCAGCGAGCATTTTACCGTAAAATTCGGAGAGCAATTTCTTCTCCCGCCTAGCCTTGACAGAAGCCTTACCGCCCTTACTGGCGATTTTCCTCTGTTCCTCCTCTGTTAGTTCGTCAAAGGGTATTAAGTTTTCTCTACCGTCATGTCGCTTACTCATGGGTTAAGTTTAACACTTTATGGGAATATGTCAAGGTCTAGTCCCCCTTGTAGTATTTTGGATATGGCAACTCTTTTAGCAAACAGTCCTTCTTTGATGTAAAACTTATCACTACCAACCCGACAACCTCCCCTCTGCCCAAATAGTGTTTGTTGCTCACTATAGATGTAATCTCTCATTTCCTGCCCTCCTGCTTATTCCCCTTGGTGAACGCTTAAAGTTAGGCACAATAGTCCCACCTTCAACTGAATAGCTGAAGATGGACTTGTGCCTTATTCCCCTCGGAGCCTAGCTCTCGTTTCGGCACACTTGACGCCCTGTATCTGTTGTCAAGCAACATAGCGTTTTCATAGATACAATCTGCTAGCTTAGCCTGCTATGTCCCTAATAGGTGTCCCTCGGCTTCGGTGGTGTCGCTAGTCACCTTGTACCACCTAATTCATCACCGCCCAAATCATCATTCTGCCAAACGGTGATATAGCCCCATATAAAGCAAAAGCCTTTATAGGACTCCCCCTGATGAAGGGGGCTTTGTAGACAGGGACAGCGACTACAAATGAGTCCCATAAAGACTCCGCACTTTGCCCCTGTATGTTACCGTAGCCCATCACCTCTACTGTCTTAATTATACACTATAGGGACAATCTGTCAAGACGGGTCGCTCCCGAAAGAACGACCCAATTAAGGAGGTTATGCACCCTAGCACGCCAACGCTTGAAGCGTCAACCACAGCACCACAAAGGTCGCCATGCACCCTGCAACAATCACGACCCCTGCGAGAATTACCGAAGCGACCGCTTGCAAGATTGCGAGGAGCTTTTTCACCTTGTCACCTGTTGCATAAACTCCTCGGCTCTTTCTTTACGCCTTGTTTCTTCCTCTATGGCAATAATGTTCATCCATTCTCTCATTAGCCGTTCTAGCATTTCTCGCTTTTTGGTTTCAACCATCAGCCTGCGCTCTAGCCA